GCATCCCATCACCGTCACTCAATCTCCCCCTCCTCGCCGTCGCCGCCTCGTCGATGCCGGGAGAGTACACACGCCTACGCACATCGGCTACCTCGCCTGATATCACCGTCTGGTCGGCGTCGCTGTCGGCGATTGTCGTCTCGACACTACCGTTACTCACACCCACGCCACTCACACCCATACCACCCCAACTCGACGTCACTGTCCCAACCCAAGCGTTACAGGCAGCGCTCAAAGCGCTACGCGGCGACGATGTGACCATTGCCCACACAACGACCACACTGAAACTTACCACACCCCACAGCAACGCCGAGATCAGCATCACCGGCAGCGTCGTCAACTACATCCCCGTCACTGACGAGCTGTGGCGGGACGTTGACGGTGATGAGCTGGCGCAAGGGCTACGCTCTGTCGAGGCTGCCATCGCGACCGGCGACGTGAACAATGCTGGTGTCCGCTTCTGCCCTGAGGGCGTTATCGCGACGGATACGTGCCGTCTGCACTGGTGGCGCTGGGACGGCGAGGCTGCTGTGGTGCCATCACTTGTTGGCACCATTCACCCCGACACCGCTGCCATCGTCTTGTCGGCACTGTCGACGAGTCGACAAGTCGGCAAGACGGCTAAGGGGCGAGACAAGAAGGCTGTCGCCGCCGCACCCCCAATCACCCGTTATGCCACAGGTCAACGCTTCATCGTCATCGACACACCAACGTCCCGTGTGTATTGCCGACGCCTACCCGAGCCCTGGGCACCGTGGGAGCGTATCGCGAAGGGTGCTGTGGTGGATGCTGTTGTGGTCAAGGTGACGACGAAGCCACTACTTGACGCACTTCGTAGTATACCCGACGACTTCGTCTCGTTGTCGTCGGACGGTGGCGACAGCGGCCTCAATCTCGGCTACACGACGCCGACGGGACGTGGTCGTCTCGTCGTCGACGGCGCTGTGCCTAGACTCCCGCCGATTCGTCATCGGGTCCGTTACCTCGTCGATGCTCTCGCCTGCTGTGGCGTCGAGACAACGATGGCGGTGTCAGCCTCAGCGGCGACGAGAATTGGGTCGGGACGTTTCGTGGCTTTTATTATGTATGCTGTTGGCGGATAGTCAACGACGAGACGATGAGAGGATTGAAACTACATGCACTATCAAGGTGGTAAGAGTCGAATCGCAAAGGCGATCGCGGGTAAGTCGCAGAACGCCAGCAATTCGCCGACCACCAAGGCCACGGCGAAGATCATCGAGCGGGAGGAGCGGCTGTATTGGCATCAAGGCAGCGACGCTGTGGCCGGGTCGTCGCCACCGACTTGACATCGCCTTGTCGTCTCGGCTATACTGCCTCTATGCGAAGGAAACCCTCACCAAACTTACCTACCTATAAGAAAGCGATCCTCTCAGCTCAGAGTCGAGGGGTCCGCTTTGCCGACTTCTACGAGACGATGACGACGTGGGATGCCCCGTACTGTGAGCGCAGACGTGCCTACGTGCTTTGGGAGCAGACCAAGTACAAGCACAAGTACGGGATAGAGGGAAATGGTCCGCTTCAACCAGGGCATCTCAGCCAGCCCCGCCCACCTGAACAGATTGCCAGTATCAAGGCAGCACTGCGAGATGGCGTCGGCTTCGCCGACTTCTGGTTGTCGGCGAAAGACTGGCCCATACGCAGTCTCCAAGAGAAGGCCCGTGTGCAGTCTCTCTACAAGTATTACCAGTATCGCCTAGCTGCCCACACCACCAAGAACATCGAGGCGCCCAAGCATTCCTCGTACGGGGCCGGTCGTCGTCTTCTCGCCGTCCAGTCAATCGCGCATGGCCTCAAGTTTGCTGAGTTTTGGACGAAGCACGGTTCCGTTTGGAACGTCCCGATGTTCAGGCTCCAAACGTGGTACAGGGGGCTTCAGAAGCGATGGCGCGACCTCGTCGCTGTCTACCCCGAGGCGGCGAAGGAGGATCTTGTATCTGCGATCGCTGCCCGTGCTGCGGTACGTGAGTCTCGCTGGGTGGCTGAGAAGCTGCGCGACGGCGAATAGACGAGACTTGACAGCGCTGCGCCTCCTCATCCCCACCTAGTCTATTTCGCAGCCAGCGCCCCGTAGGCGCGAGTTTCCCGCTTTCGAATACCCCAATAGCCACCCCGTAGGCAACGTGTCTTGATAGAGTCTGTCTAGTTTCTTGTTACCGTAGATCTTTAAACCTCAACCTCCTCAGCTGGCTGGGGTCGCGTGCGAAGCGTTGGCGTCGGTGGTGAATGTTCGTCGTTTGGCATAGGTGTCGTCGCGGGGGAGCCTAGCACCTGTTGCTTCCATTCCGGCCAGCTTTGGACCAAAGCGCTTGCATGTTCGAGATGTAGGGTGAAACTGGTGCCAGTTTGGTGCTGAGGGGGGTTGGTATGGATGTCCTCGAACGGATCAAATGGCAACGAGTGCTTGGCCCACTTAGCACCGTTGAAAAGCGCGTCAGTAACGGTTTGACGATCAAAAATCGCGTTGTGCCGGACACGTTGAACAAAGCAACTGCCGTCTTCACACACTGTGAACCGCACATACTCTACTGAGTCCCACTCCGATCCCCGCTTGTCAGGGTGAACACTCAGCCAGTAGTCGCCGCTCTCAGTCGGACGCTCGGTGGACCATATGAGATCAGGTTGGGTCATGGGAGTTCACGACCGGTTGGGGAAGGTATCCAACGTAGCCGTCCGGATTCGCCGGGCCCTGCAAACGCATCAAACATGAAAGGGTGCTGCCCAGTCCGCTTATACTTGTTGACAACAGCTTCAATGTTTTCAGGCAGCCAGTCAAAGGCAGCATCGCGGATACGCCGCACCAAGGCCTCCCCGGCGGTGGTGATGGTGAGATCCTTTTCGAGAACGGCGCCGGTACGTAGACACCTGATGATCATGCGATGAGTATGCCGGAGGGGCGATGAGATGTCAACGAGAAAGCGAGGACGACGAGTATGGTTGACAAAGTCTCCCCGATAGTGTAAGCTCTCCCTTATGTCATCCTCTTGGCATCGTCGCGTCGTCGACGCATTGTCTACACCTCCTACCGTCCTCTACCACGCCACCACACCACGCAAGCTAGCCCGGTACGTAGCTACAGGTGCCATACTGCCACCTGTGCGCGGCTTTGACACCCTTGAGGGTGTTCAGGAGTGGGCTCGCCTTACCAACGGTCGGACGGTGATCCTCAAGTTTGAGGTCCAGCACACACAGGCATTGCCAGATCACCACAATGTCTACGGTCTAGCCTGGTGGACGCCTGTAGCTGTTCACCACTGGACCGTGATACAGGGCTAAGCTGCTGCTACCTCGCCACCCCGCCGCCTCATCCTCACCGCCCCGATTTCGCAACCAGCGCCCCGTAGGCGCGAGTTTCCTGCTTCCGAATACCCCAATAGCTCCCCCATAGGGATCGAGGCTTGTGGCGCGTCCTGGTGCGAAATTGCTGGTCAGCGTTGCTGACACCTTCAGCCCACCCCTGCCTACCAACCCTGTGATCCATGTTACGGACCCGTGACGCCTCTTGTGTATGACCCAAACTTCCCAACTTATTTTTCTCGTTTTCCACTCTCCTTGGCACACTTCTTGCTACGCGCGTGCGCGTAAACTATATATATCAAGAGAAAGAGAAATACCCCTGGGACGGGGGTGGGTGAAGGTTAGAGTATAACAAAAGGTAGGATAGTGTGTGTAGGATAAATGCGTGATGGTGTGTAGGACGGATCTCGGCCTTCCTGGGCTGCCCGGCTTTTTCGTCTTGCCTGGGCCGCTCCGAAAAGTCGAAAACGTCCTACACACCTACACAGTGCTTGATTTTATTGGAGAAAGTCCCTACACACGAAGGGTCACGGGTGTATCACCGTGTTTCGAGGGTGATTTTTGGGACAGCGACGGCATTTGAGGCAAGGTAGTCTATGGTTGAGGTGGAGTCGTGAGGGTTTTAGGGGTTGACAAGACAACGAGACGGTGACAGGATGACAGCGAGGTGAAGAGATGCTGACTGAACAAGAGATTAAGCTGCTTGCCCGCGAACTGATGGCTGCCCGGATTCTGGAGGCCCAGCCGAGCAAAGAGAGGATCGTTTTGTACACAGGTATGTACGAATCAATGAAGGATTTTTTGACCGTGGAGCAATTTGGACAATTGTTCATCGCCATTCATGAGTATTACATTGCAGGAACGGAGCCGCCAAAAGGTAGCCCGATTGCCTTTGCATTCAGTGTCTACAAGAATCAATTCCGAATAAATGACGGACGCAGTGAAACAAGCGCCGACAACGGATCAAAGGGAGGTAGGCCACCAAAAGAGAAACCAATCGAAGATTTAGGTTCTAAAAATAACCTAACTTCTGATTTAGGTTTTGAAAATAACCTAACTCCCGAAATAGGTTTTGAAAAAGAACCTAAAAAACCTGCCTTCATGAATAATGAAGATAGAAGAGTGAATAAAGAAGATGAAGTTTTAAATCCAGAACCTAAAGAAGTGGAAAGTCCAACAATTTCACCATTTGACCGCCTCAAGAAATTCAAATCGATTTGGCTATCCGACATTCAAGCCAAGTACACGCATGTAGATGCTTTCAAAGTCGGTGAGACTTGGGAAAAGTGGTTAGCAACCCAATCGGAGGAAAAGGCCAATTCCACAGACCTGAAATATCTGTGCAACTCATTTGTCTACTTCATCACCAACGCCAACAACAACGCAGAGCGCATAGCCAAGAACCGAAAATACAGCCCACAGGAAGCCGCCGCCATCAATCAGGAAGCAAAGGCAATGACCAAACTTAACCAACCCTTCGACTGATATGGCAAAGACCAAAACCCAATCCAAAAATCGCGCATTTGATTCTGAGTCCCTGGTGTTGGGCACCGTCGTAAACTACCGAGGGGCTTACGATCACATTTCAGACCTGATAGAAAGTCCTGATGCATTTCAGGAGCACGACCACAGGGTTGTATGGCTGGCAGTCTCGCAACTTGCCAAAGAGGCCCAATCCATTGACCTAATTTCGATAGTCTCCAAGATGCGGATCATCGGAGGCGTGGAAAATCCATCCTACACGATTGCGACGCTTAAGTCGCTGACATTTGTAGGCGATGGGCTACGGCAGCACGCCATGAAAGTAGTCGAGAATCACATTCGGATTTCGACAAAAAACCTTTGCGCCAAGTTCGCGGCCATAACTGATGACGACCTGCAAGCCACAGACCCATTTGAGTACAATGAGCGGATAATCACGGGACTTACCGACATCCTGAACATGATTACCAAGGTATCTATCCGAGATACAAAGCAGGTCATGGGCGAATTCATGGACGAACTCAAGGCCACCATGAAGGCCGTGGCCGATGGTGCAAAGATCGTCGGCGCACCTACTGGATTAGCCGACATGGACGAGCTACTAGGTGGATGGAAGCCCCAAAAGCTATACCTACTCGCAGCACGCCCAGCGATGGGAAAATCTGCCTACGGCTGCTGTCATGGGCCTATGGCGCTAGGCGAATCACAAACCCCTAGCGGCATTATATCTACCGAGATGGGGCGCGTCGAGCTTATGGGCCGCATGGTGGCGCGATTGACGGGCATAGATTCGTTTTTGATCCAAAACGGCACCATCGACCATCCCGACTATCAAAAAATAATCGACGGTACGGGCAAGGTCGAGGCGATGCCGATCTACATAGAAGACCACAACCACAGCCTAATGAGCCTGATTTCTTGCATTCGGCAGATGCACAGGCGCTACAAATGCAAAGTTGTGTTTGTGGACTACATTCAGCGCATCATGGCAGATAAGACCATGAGCCGCGCCAACAAAAATGAAATGGTCGGGCATTTTGCCAAGACGCTCAAATCGATTGCCAAAGAGCTTGACATGGCTATCGTTGCACTTGCTCAGCTTAGCCGCGAAGTCGAGCGCAGGCCCGTGAAAATCCCACAGCTTGCAGACTTGAGGGACTCAGGAGAGTTGGAGCAAGAAGCGGATGTGGTGATTTTCATGTACAGACCCAGCTACTACAAAGAGCAATACTTTCAGCAGCAACACACAGAAATCTACTCCTACGGTCAATCGACCTATGGAGCGGACGCAAACGCATTCCTAAGCTCGCTTTGCTATTTCGAGATTGCAAAGCACCGTGGCGGCAAGATAGGGCGGTTTTGGTGTCGATATGATAAGAAAACAAGCCGATTTGCCGACATTCCAAAGAGGATTCAAGGCCAAATGGGAGGCGACCAAATGGACGCGCCCGCCTATCTGGCCACTGACTATTCAGCACCAAAAGACGACCTACCTTTTTAAATCCCAAAACGGGCCAAATTGAGATGTTCACCTAAAATTGACGATGTAAAAATGAGACAGTCACCACCACCGCCCGTAAGGGTAATTGTAATCGAGGCGCTGATTTTTGGGAAACCAAATCCCGACAACTCGGTGCGAATCAGCAAAGCCGCCGCCGCCGTGAATGTATCGGTGGATTCGGTGGGTAAGACATACGATGTTTACCGAACCCTCATTGAGCGATGCCGTCAAGTAGTCGCTGAAAATGAGCGATTAAAGGGAGAATTTGAAGGAATAGCCAAGGCAAGCAATGTAATTGTGGGCGATTTCTGCGACTCATGGGAGCAAGTCTCCCTGCAAAGCCTCGAAAACATGCAAGCACTAGGCTTGCTTGAGTTGGTCGAGTAACAAAAAGGGGAGGGGCGCACAACCCCTCCCAACACCTCTAAAATCCACAAACAAAATGAGCTGACTATTTTGAAATCAATTGCTTGAACTTCTTAAACTCGCTGATTTGGCTTTGCAGGTGGTTTGGCTTCCCGAATGTCTCAAACCGCCCGCATTTGTAGACAGGCACGTATTCTGCGCGAATAAGGCCATCTGCCTCATAGGCTCGATGATCCTGAAAAATGCCGTACAATTTTTCGCGCGTCATCTCAATCCCCCACAACGGCAGCAAGCTATGGAGCATTGCAACCGTTGGGATTTCGCACTTCATGCCCGCTTTAAAATCCGATTCACCTGCCAAAACGAGCGCGGTGGATTTGGGCCACTCAATCCGATAGCCGTCGTCACCAAGGTCATTGACAATAACCCCATTGCCAAGCTCAAAACACCCTTTTTCCTTGATCTCGGCGACCAATCGAGCCGACACCCAAGCCCCGCAGGTCTCACGCAGCGCCTTGCGCACACGGTTCATGTTTTTGTACTTGGTTTGCTCGGGCCACACTTTGCCGCATGGATCAGCTAAGACGGTGAGCAGAATGGCGGGCCGCTTGGCTTTATGTACGTCAATCGCACCTTTGCCAGTGCCTTTGATTGCAAATCCCCTTGGGGGTGCGTCGCCTTCATAGATTTCCTTCATGGGACAAATATAGAAAAAGATTTGATAATGTCAAAATTTGGCTTACCTTTGGATCGTGAAAGGTCAACTGAAAATAAGCGGCACCGATGCCGACGAGGTGCGCAAGGCTGCGAAGGCTTTGGCGGTCGGTGAGTACTCGGAGGCTTTTGATTTTGGATTTGAAAAGATTGGCGGCATTTTCGCGGCCACGCTTCACAAGAAAGGGAAAATGGGATGAGCGCAAAACCAACATTCACCACGACGCGCCGCCTGTTGGGCGATGCCTCGAAAATCCGCATTGCTGTGATGAAATGCCCTTGCAAGGCAAGATGCGGCAACTACGTGAGCAATGCGTTCATCGTTGAGAAAGGCGCAGACATGCCTGTGCGGATTGCTTGCTTTACTCACTATTCGGGGTTTATGACCGTGGAGGGATTGAACTGATGAAAACTAACCCCAAAAACCCACCAAACCGCTCACGGGCAAAGAAGGTGATCGTGCGGCCACCGTTGTCGTCGGCTATCGTGATGCCTACCGCACTGGAAAACCGAACCAAGGGAGGGCAATCATGAGCGCACTTTTTCAAACGGGCAGCGAGAAAGCCGATAGGTATGTAGATGCCGCGCTAAAAGTTGCGGGCGTTGGTGTGCTTGCCTACATGGTCGAGCAATACGCCCAAAATGATGAATTCGAGGAATGCGCTGAGATTTGCAAAGCCATTGCGGCATTGATGGATCGATGCGAACCGCCGATAGGTGGATTTGTTTGGGGCGACAATCTCAAAGATTGGATTTCTGAATATGTTCAGTCCATTTGCAAATCAGATGGCTCGATAATTTTCAATAACATGCCGCATTACGCTGACATGGTGGAAGGGATGGTGTACCCATGATATTTCTAATCGGTTTTGCAGCCGTTGGTGCTATGGTTTGGCTTGCTTGCATGGTGCTGGCAGGGCAGCGGTTTGATAGCGAGGATAGGAGGGAGGCATGATGAGCAAGTCAATGAACGACCACCTCTATCGTAAGCTCAAAAGGCTTTACGACAACCGAGAATCCGTTAATG